GAATGGGAAGATGTGCAGGATATACAAGGCGGCGGACTTCGTAAAAATAAACGAAGAAAAGAACGAAGAAATGGAAAATATAATCTAAAAGGTGTTGTTGATGGATTCATTAACAATGAGGAATATATGGACAATATAGACAAATAGTACTTTACATTGGAGTGTTGTGATATTATAATGCTCTATAAATGGAGATCATATTATGATGACACACCATGGGTTAACGCTTTCTCGAAGAACATTGGACATTTTGAAGAATTTTGCTTCTATTAATTCCAACATTCTAGTGAAACCGGGAAACACCATTAAGACAGTTTCCCCAATTAAGAATGTAATGGGCAAGGCTACTATCGAAGAAACATTTGATGTTGAGTTTGGGATTTGGGATTTGAATAAATTTCTTGGAACAATTTCCTTGTTCAATGATCCTGAGTTTGAATTTCACGAAAAGTATGCGGTGATTCGAGATATTAAGAATAAGTCAGAGGTGGTATATTACTATTCCGAACCAAGATTACTTACCACGGTAGATAAAGAAATCAATATGCCAGATTCGGTGGTTAATTTCTCCCTGACCGACCGGACATTCAATGACATCTTAAGAGCAGCATCCGTATTGCAGGTTTCCGACATTGCAGTTCGTTCAAACGGAGAAGAGATGGAGATTGTTGCTCTTGATAAGAATGACCCAACTACGAACAACTATTCGGTAAGTCTTGGGGCGTTACCTGACGGAAACCACGACTTTAGTTTCTATTTCAAGGCAGAAAATTTCAAGATGATTCCCGGCGATTATGATGTGAGTATCACCAAGAAAGTCATCAGTCGTTTTAAGAAGACCAATGATGATCTGACTTATTGGGTAGCACTGGAATCTGATTCATACTATAACGGATAATATAATGAAAACATTAGTGACAGGTGGAAGAGGACTGGTAGGTTCCTCTATAGACTCTAAATTCAAACCGACAAGATATGATGTGAACTTGATGAATCAAGATTCCATTATCAATTATCTTGTAGAGAATGAGATAGATTCAATCGTCCATTGTGCTGCAAAGGTAGGAGGCATCAAAGCGAACTCCGAGCATCTTGGTGAATTCTACTATGAGAATATGATGATGAACACCAATGTTCTTGAAGCAGCAAGGATTGCAGGCGTGAAGAAGGTTGTGTCCTTCCTGTCCACCTGTGTGTTTCCTGCTGATGCATCATTCCCACTCACCACAGATCAAATTCATCAAGGTGAACCGCACCCATCCAACTACGCATATGCATACGCAAAGAGAATGTTGGAGGTCCATAGCAGAGCATATCGGGATCAGTATGGGTGCAATTTTGTCACCATAGTTCCTTGCAACATCTATGGACCACACGACAACTACAATTTGGATTCTGGTCATGTGATCCCTTCTCTTATTCACAAGTGTTATCTTGCAAAGCAGAACGACACAGACTTTGAAGTGTGGGGAACAGGTAAACCATATCGGGAGTTTGTGTTCTCCAAGGACGTTGGACACATTACACAATGGGCGTTAGAGAATTACGACTCATCAGAACCTTTGATTGTGTCGCCCGACGAAGAGATTAATCTTGCGGTACTCATACAGGAGATTGCACACAGGATGGAATTTAAAGGCAACATCGTTTATAATCAGGAGATGGATGGTATCTTCCGTAAGCCATCAGACAACAGCAAGTTGAAGTCTCTCTTACCAGAGTACAAGTTTGTTCCAATTGAACTTGGATTACAGAAGAGCATTGATTGGTTCATTGAAAAGTATGAGGACGCACGAAAATGAAGAAGGCACTAATCACAGGAATCAACGGGCAAGATGGTTCATACCTTGCCGAGTTTCTCTTGGAGAAGGGGTATGAGGTTCATGGGATTCTCAAGAGAAACTCAGTAGCAGAAAATCAAACTGCTCGGTTGGATAGTTGTTATGATCAGTTGAGTTTGTATTATGGTGATTTGACGGACTTGTCTTCGTTGATTCATATTTTTCAGAAATCACAACCAGATGAAGTTTACAATCTTGCAGCACAATCGCACGTTCGGATTAGTTTTGACATTCCCGTTTATACTGCACAGGCAGTTGCGATGGGTGCATTGAATGTTCTTGAAGCGTGTCGGATTGTGTGTCCCGATGCAAGAATATATCAAGCATCTTCATCAGAAATGTTTGGTAATTGTATTGATGGTGATGGATACCAACGGGAAACAACCCCGATGCGTCCAGTGAGTCCTTATGGATGTGCGAAGGTATTTGCATTCAATATTGGTAGGAACTATCGTGAATCGTACAACATGCACGTTAACAATGGGATTTTGTTCAATCATGAATCGCCTCGTCGTGGTTCAAACTTCGTCACAAGTAAAATTGTACAGGGCGCAATTGCAATCAAACTCGGAGAAGCAACAGAACTTGCACTCGGGAACTTAGATGCAAGTAGGGATTGGGGACACGCAAAAGATTATGTGAAAGCAATGTGGATGATGTTGCAGCAAGATGAAGCGGATGATTATGTGTGTGCTACAGGCGTTTCACACACCGTGAGAGATTGCTGCGAATATGTCTTTGGTAAACTTGGATTGGATTATCGGGACCATGTGATTTTAGATGAACGATTTCTTCGTCCAGAAGAACTTCACGATCTAAAAGGAGACTCTTCTAAAATTAGAAGTGGACTTGGGTGGGAACCAGAGTATAATTTTGAAGGACTGATGGATGATATGATGGTAAATGACAAGAATTTCAACAAAACGACCGATTATGTCCACACTCCTTATGATCAAACAATGTAGGAAAGCAATGACAACAAAAGAACAAACAAAAGAATATCTGTGGTCTGAAAAATACAGACCACAGATAATTGAAGAATGCATTCTCCCAGAATCAATCAAGAAGACGTTTCAGCAAATGGTGGATTCGGGTGAGTCGCAAAATCTATTGTTGTCTGGGGGAGCAGGGTGTGGTAAGACTACCATTGCAAAGGCATTGTGCAATGAGTTGAATAATGATTACATCATGATCAACTGCTCAGAGGATGGTAACATTGATACACTCCGAACCAAGATTCGTAATTTTGCCAGCACGGTTTCGTTTTCCGGTGACAAAAAGATTGTAATACTTGACGAATTTGATTACTCAAATGCACAATCAACTCAACCAGCGTTGCGTGGTTTTATTGAAGAGTTTAGTGGCAATTGCCGATTCATCCTTACATGCAATTTCAAGAACCGCATCATTGAACCACTACACTCAAGATGTACAACAATCAATTTCTCTGTTCCAAAGAAAGAGAAACCAAAGTTAGCATCTCAATTCATGGAGCGAGTGAAGTACGTTCTTGACAACGAAGGAATTCCCTACGAAGAGAAGGTCATTGTTGAATTGATCATGAAGCACTTTCCCGACTTCAGGAGAGTGTTGAATGAGTTGCAGAGGTATTCAGTAGCAGGGGAAATCGACACTGGAATTCTGAGTCAAATCGGAGAGATACATATCAAAGACTTGGTGAGTTTTATGAAGAGTAAAGACTTCACCAATGCAAGAAAGTGGGCAGTGGAGAATTTAGATAATGCTCCTTCAGAGTTGTTTAGGAAAGTTTACGATGGTTTATATGATTATATCACACCATCTTCTATTCCACAAGCAGTTTTGATTTTAGCCGAATATCAATACAAGTCTGCATTCGTAGCAGATCAGGAAATTAACTTAGTCGCGTGTATAGTAGAATTAATGATGGGATGTGAATTCAAATGAACAAAATGACAGCAGAAGGTGATCATCTGATCCTTGAGAAGATTGATTACGAAGAAGAAAAGGTGTCCGCCGGCGGAATTATCTATAAAATGAAAGACTCTATAGAGGGTTCTTTTTGCGAAGCAAAGATAATTTCAATGGGACATGGACTTCCAATATCTAATGGAGATATTCCAGAGGTATCATATGAAGAGGGGGATGTTATTGTTTATGATGCAAGATCTCGTATCGGTATTCATAAAGAGTATGATATTATCAGGAGAGAACATGTAATAGCGGTGGTGAAGTGAAATTAACTGATTATCTGTCTGCCATTAACTATACCAAAGAGTCTTTGATGGACACCGAGGATGAGCAAGTAGAGAAGAAGTATGTTCCGTTCGTGGTGAATAGGTGTTTGTCTTATTTTGTGGATACTGTTATTCATGCAAACCAGATGAATCAGTTTCCACAAACAGACAAGAAGATTCAATTTGACTATTATCTGAATGCAATCAGGAAGAGAAAACGATATAGCAAGTGGCTGAAGAATGAATTGAGCGATGATTTTGAGATTGTCAAAGAATACTACAACTATTCAAACACAAAAACAAAAGATGTGATGGGGTTGCTCACCAAGGAAAATATACAAGAGATGAGAGAATATCTCTCTGGTGGTGGTGTAAAGTAGGAAAAACGATACATATGATGTAACAAGTAGGAATTTCATTATGAACGAAGAGAATGATATATTTGAGAGTCTTGGCGTAGAGATAAGTCTCAAAACGCAAGAAGATTTTCTCAAAATTAAAGAAACATTGACACGCATAGGCGTATCTTCCCGAAAAGAAAATAAATTATACCAATCATGTCATATACTGCATAAGAGGGGAAGATACGCTATTATGCACTTCAAGGAGTTGTTTGAGTTGGATGGATTAGAGTCCAACATTTCGGATAATGATGTCGGAAGAAGAAACACAATTGTGAGTCTTTTAGAAGAGTGGGGATTGTTGAATGTGATAGATCCAATTGAAGAAGATGAACCCAAAGCGAACATCAAACAGATCAAGATCATTTTACACAAAGATAAAGATGACTGGGAATTGATTCCAAAATATCACATCGGTAAAGGTTAAAAATGGATTTATATTATGAAA